AGGGTCTTTAGCCACCTTTAAGCATGAAATGCAGTCAAAGATGTAAAGGTTGCTGTGGTGTAATTAATAAACACTCCGTCTGAAAACACCAACCCGTTGTCTGGAATAGTTATGTCTCTGGTTGCTGTAGCAGAAGCCACACATCCTAATTTAAACAAACTGCTACCTGAAGTAGAAGTGTTTAAAAAATCTAAATTGCCAGCAGTACCAGAACAAACAACATTAATGCCTTGCAGTCTTGACCTACCACCAAAAATTACATCAGCAACTGCTGTATTAATACCAGCAGATACATTGCCAGCTGGATTACCAACAGCAGTTATTGACGTTATTGTTCTAAAATATTTAGTTCCAGTAGCTGTACCAGCATTTGCACCTGTAATTGATTCTGTTAATGCTGCACCGCTAACGTCTGTACCAACTACGGTAAATGATTTAGCTGCATCATTGCCAGCAGAAAGAATTGTTACAATTCTTCCACCAACATTAGTAACAGAACCACCGTCAGCCAACGCACCACCTATAGTAAGTGCTGCGTTATTTCCTACGGCTGCTGCTGTTGATATTCCATCAGCGTCTAAAGCTTGAGCATCGGCAGTTATAAAGACTGCCGTGACATCTGAGCCTGTTAGTCTAGTTGCCATAAGTTACTCCTTATTCAAATATGATTCTGTTGATTGCTTCATAATGAACATCAAGTGCTTCGGCTGCTGCTGCTCCAGCTTCTATTCCAATGTAAGGAATAAAATCAACATTGTCAGTTAGAGCACCAGATAAAACCGCTGCTGCTCCTTCTGCTACAGCAGATACTGCTGTTCCGCCTGTTGAACCAGCTGTAGTAGTAATGTCGTACTGTGTACCGTCAACAAAGATTGTTGCTTTTCTGTCACTGTCAACAACCACTTTTAAGTGGTAAGTGGTGTTAGCAGCTACTGTTATAGGCAGTTGCGAAATAAAATCAGTTCCACCAACTGAGTGTACAAAATGCAATTTAGTAAAATCAGTAAACGCTTCTGAGTTAGTCGCGTCAGTCTGGAATTTAAAATACGCTTGATCTGCGTCAGTTGCTATTAATTGGTCATTAGTTAATTTAAGACCTGCCCAAAACTTTTGGTTATCAATAGCGTTAGGATTAATAGAACATTCCCATTCTGTTTGGTTTTCAGTACCCCAAAGAGTATCTGACCAAGCTACAGGATTCGCTAAGTTAGGAGCAAGAATTGATTGGTCTTGATCAGCCCCGGCAGTTGTCATAATAAACCCACCTGCTGTTGCATTTCTTGTAACCAAAGCAGAAGTCATGTTAGTTCCTAGGACTTCAAAATTTGGATTAGCAATGCTTCCAAAACTTTGTAGTTTAGGTATTGTCCTTACTGTTAAAGTCGCTGAAGCTAAATCAATTGCACCACCAGTAAAGTTACCTAAAGATACTGTTACAACATTTGCTGCTGTTACTGTAGCTGTAAGAGTAAGGTCTACTGTGTCTACGCTTAAAGAAGCCATAGCAAAGTCACCTAAAGCGGCACCTAATACTGCTATATCTTCAATTAACTCATTGCCGTCTCCAATAGAACCAAAGTCTTTTGTCTCAGATCCTGTTAAGAAACCTTGCAGTTTTGGTAATGTTTCGTAGTACTCGTTTAAGTAATATCTGTCAGGAGTGGTTGCACTTCTGTTTACGTTATTACCATTAGTTCCTTCAATAACAAGTTGCCCATCACTTTCAATATTAACTTTATTAGCTAATTGATTACCAGATGTGCTGTTTGTAGCTAGGTGTTGAAACCCGCCCTCGGACCTGACCGGCCCACTAAATGTCGAATTTGCCATAATTTCCTCCTGGGAAATAAGTCTTATCGTCTCGGCTTGTCTGCTAGGTCAGTCGATAAAACAAATATAATTATCCTAGTGCTTCTGATTGTATACCAGATACGATTAAAAATGAAACAAAAAAAAGGGAGCCGAAGCTCCCTTTCCTTTTTTGGAACTTACGCTCCTTGAGATGCAAAGACTGCTCTTGGATTTGAAAATCCGAATGAGTATCTTTCTCTAGCTTTGAATCTGACGTTGCCAGTATCAAAGTCACCTTCCATAGAAGTTGAAAGAGCAGATCTCTCGAAGTGTTTAAATCCATCAGGACAATCTGTCATCAAGAACCACGCATCGTTATCTGTTAAGAAATGGTTAACTGAATAACCTTCTGGGACCATGCCCATGTTCTTAATAGCATTGATGTCGTTGTCAGACGTACTAACTCTTCCCGGTGTTTGAAGCAATCTATCTGCCACAAATTGTAATTGTGGTGGAATGATTAGTTTCTTACCTTGAAGGGCAAGAATCATGCTTTTATCATCGGTAAAAGTTGATACAGAAATCAACGCATCTTCTAACGAAGTCTCATTTAAGTCAGAGTAAGTGCTAGGCCTGTTGCTTAAAGTACCGCCACCCGCTAAAGGATGAGCTGTACTTACAAGAGCAACACCATCTCCACCAGTAAAACTGGATGAGAAAGCATTGTTCAAAACAGCAGCTGCTTTTACTTGCTTAGTATGAGCCATAGATCTTGCTAACGCCTTGGTGTATCTAGCACCTAGACGATCATAAAGATTATCTTCTATTGCTTCTTCGGTAAGAGCGAACGCTAACGCAATGGTTTCGTGTGAATACCTTGAAGTAAAGCCTTCGGAAGCTGAATCAAATTCAACTGAGTTTCCTTCGCCTTTTACTTTAGCATTACCAAAACCAACAATCAGTGTTTCTTCTTCAAAAGCTCTGTCCGAAGACTCAGTTTCAAAGATTTCAGCATGTTCGTTTTCGTAGCGGTCGTACTCCATTCCAAATAATGCATTTAAACCTGGTTCTAGCTCTTTTGCTAGTTGTGATCGATTAATCGCCATTATTATACCCCTGTAGTTTGAGCATAGAGGTGCTCGTTAATTTTAACAATCATGTTGACATTTGTAGAAAGACTTCCAGTACCTAGAGCGTTATTCTCTGGGTCATTGGAAAATCCAATAATTCTACATTGAGCTGTACCTGTTGCCATAGTGCCACTGAGATCTACCTTAGATCTACCAGTGGTTGTACTACCAGCAGTGTAAACAATATCAGCGTTTAAACCGATAACTGTTTGTACCACACTACCTGTAGCTGCACTTTGAACTTCAAATAAAGCATTAGGATCGTCAACCACGAAAGCCACCGCATCGGATGAAGCAGTTGTTGTCGGCCAGTAAGATGAGTATTGCACATCTCCGGCTGAATCAGTGTACTGACATCCTTGAAAGACTCCCAATAGTAAATCACCAGCAGCTGCGACTGCAATGCCGCCTGTACTGATCATTTTAACTGGATCGCCTGTAAAAATACTTCCGGTTGTTCCTGTAAGGATATCATACTCAGTAGTACCAGTGCTGTTAACATTGCTTCCGAGTTTTCCTATAGGTCTTAAACCGAATTTAGCATTTGTATTTGCCATAATAGTTTCCTAGTTAATTTATATATTTAGAAGTGATTATTTACCACTTCCACCAAAAGTAACCTTGGATGACATTTTACTTGAAATTGGCATCGCAGGGTTCTCTTCACGCATTAGGTCGTTTTCCACAGCAGTCATTTGGTTTTGGGTTTGTTGTTCAAAGTAATCGTTCCTTTGATCTGCGATATCTTTATCAATTTTGCACAATATCAATCCACCCACTCCTATAACTCCAGCGTGTCGACCGTCATCGACTGTAGGTAAATCATGAAATCCTGGGAGCTCGTCTGGTCTTACTGGGACGAATCCTTCACGAAATCTTTTTGAGACATTCGTTTTGTCATCTTGTCCTAATACAGACTCTCTAATCCAACGATAAGTTATACCTTGAGATGCAGCTAATTCTACAGCTTCATCCGGGAGTTCTAAAGCAGAAGGCATTTTCCAAACTTTTGGCCTATTGTCCTTTTCTCTAGTGTCAGCACTTCTTGAAGCCCTAACATCTTTATCGTCAACTACGTTCTCTTTTACTTTTGTCATGATCTTTCTAACCTCGCTTTTTGTATTGCGTAATCTTTAAATGACACTCCAAGCCTCTTAGCTAATGCTTGTTCGCTCGGTGTCAATTCGATACGATTTTGTTTGCGTCCTGTCGATGTATTGCGTGTTGCTGAAGCGACTGTCTGGACGGGTTTATTGTCCGCTTCCACGTTAAACTTATGAGGCAATTCTTTTTGCACTCTGTTATTCAATTCAGTGTAATACTCATCAGACTCAGTGTCAAAGCCTTCATTTTCTAACTGCCCATGAACAGCAAAAGCAACTGATGTTGCAACTTGATCTTTTCCAAACCAAGTGTTTTGTTGAGCCCATGTACGAGCTTTGTTTGATGGCTCTTCATACTCTGGTTGAATAGGATTTTGAGATTGATACTCTTGTTGAGCTTGAACCTGTTCATTGTAAGCCACTTCTTGCTCTTCGTATTGTTTTTGAGCTTGTTGGTATTGCCCAAGTTGAGCTTTGTCTGAGGTGGCCATTGTTAAAGCTTCAGTGGCTGTAGCTATTGCCTCTGGATCTTGAATTTCACTGGCTTGTTTTAAAGCTTGTCTAGCTAAAACAATTTGAGATTCAACACGATTGGAAAATTCATCACCGTAACTGTTTTGAAAAGATCTTTGAGATTGTCTTAATTGTTCGTTTTGATCCTTTAAATCTTTAGCGTATTGAACGGCCATGAGTTCTCTTCTTTGAAACTCTTTAGCCTGGGCTACTGCCTTGTTGATTCTATTTTGTGCAAGAGAAGCTCTCTTTTCTACATCCGATAAATCTTTTGCTTTTTCTTCTACTTGAGGAGAAACTTTAAAATCTTCTTTAATTGTATCCTCAGTAACCGGGGATACGTTGTTATTTTCTTCCAGAACAATATCAACTGAGTTTTCTTGAACTTCGTCTTCTACTCTTTTGTGTTTCTGTACTGCAGCTTTTTCAATTTTTTCATCTGAAATTTCTACATCAATGTTTTCTAATGCTTCAATGTTTATTGCTTCTTCTGACATGAGTTACTCCTATAAAGATTTAATATCGTCTGGATTTAAAATGGTGGCAATGACTTCATCATCATTAATGATACGAACTTCGTGGTCATCTTCTAATCTAAAGCGGGTTCCGGCATAGCGACCTATTAAGATCCACTCTCCTTTTTTACACCAAGCATCATTTCCAAATTTGTTTTCATCTTTATAAGCCAGTGGTCCAACTTTTAATACATAACATATAACTGTGGAAAGAGCTTCTCTGTCTACAGTTTCTTGTACTAATTGGATTCCAGCGTCTGTAACTCCTTTGCCTTTATATGGCAACACTAGTAAACGCCATCCTGATGGATTTGGCATTCTTTCTAGTAAGGATTTTTTTAATAAGGCGGGATCTAAAACTTTATTATCAGCGTCAACAAAAGCTTTGTCTAGCTCAGATTCAGTTTCAATTTTTTTTGCGACTTTTTCATTCATCGATATCATCCATATGCAGCGTTTCTTTTAAATCTTCTATGAGTGAGCGAATCGCCGACAACTCTCCCATAAGATATTTGTAATCTTCCATCGATCTTACATTGCCACCAGATATGATGTCAATAGTATTCTTCTCTCTCTGTCTTAAATTTTTAAAAAAGTACTCTGCTAAATTTA